GAGCGAGGCCAGTGCTTCCGTAGTAGCATTGACCAGAGAACCGGTATAAAGAATAGCATTGGAAATGAGAACCGATGCCAGTGCGCCAGCGGCTTCTTCACCAACCCCTGTGTCAACATCTTTGTCAAGAATGAACTTGGCGATGGAGAAAGGAGTTGCACCGGAAACAACGTAGACGTAGGAATGTTTGGCCGTGGTTGCATTCGTTGCGGTGTAAGCGCCGCAAGAAATATCAGCCATCTGACCGGAAGTGGTACGATCAATCGCGGTGATAACACCACAATCGATCAGGCCGTCACCAGCAGTGTTCTGCAGGTAAAGCTGGTCGCCTACAACAAACTTGTAGGAGTCCTGAATCGTCACATATACGTGACCAGTTACACCGTTGGCTACCAGGGGTGCTGTGCCAATTGCGGCCGGGGTGTTCAGCGCGGCAACCTGATTGCCATAGACGGGAACATAAGGAACGAGAGTCCCATTGTTGCCGGCCGCCGAGGTGTTTACTGACATTACGGTTCCGGCTTTGAGAACGCCGTATCCCGCCGCACAGGTCTTGTCCTTGATAAGAGCCTGTTCGGGACGGGAGAAGTAAAGCCTTTTGATTCCTGCTCCCTCAGGGTTACGCACCATCTGAGGAATGCTTCCACCGATACCTTTCATAACTTGTCTCCTTTACCTTTATTTGATTTGACTTCTTACAGATGTGCTTTCATGCGGGCAACAGTATCATCGATTTCTTTCAGCTTGACGGCATCAGGCTCTTCACCGTGCGTTTTTGTCGATGTGCTGAATCCCAGAACAGACCCGCCCTCTTCGGATGCCCAGTCTTTCAGTTCGGCATCAACAGCGGCGCTGAATGCTTCCACATCAAGCACGCCATCGGCAACAAACTTGTCATGAGACACCATTTTGCGAATCTTCGGTGACAGACGCTCCGGCAGACCGGCTTCCGTGAACTTGGTTGTGAAAACCGAATCAGCCGACAGCTTGATTGCCTGGGCCTGACGACCTTCTTCCGCAAGTTCCAGTTTCAACGTGCGCTTCTCCAGATCAGTGTTTTCCAGGGAAAGCTTCTCGTTGTCCTCGACGGCTTTTGCAAGCTTGGTCTCCAGAACGGTTTTTTCCTCGGCGAACTTGGCCTCGCATGCCGCGGTTACTTCTGCGGCGAACTTGGCGGCTTCGTCAGGATGTTCCGCTTTGAACTTCATGAAATCCATACTCTCTTCCTCCTTGTTGGTAAGTTTGACTGCTTCCTGATAATCAATAGACAACTCCTCGTTTTCTGACATCGCCTTGGCGCTTGTATTTGAATCGTAACCGAAAGTACAAATAGACACTTCCTTGAAAGTGGACTTGCGCCAGATCGTGCCCGGACCCTTCATCGTGTAACCATTCACTTCTGCGGTTTCATTATCCGCAAGCGTCTGAATCTGACTTGGGTGAGCATATATGGATGCTTCAAATGGGAAGCCTTTGGCTGAATCGCTCTGGAACTTCAAGCTTTCGGGACTATCGAGGAAAACACCGCCGACTATTGACAGCTTGTTATCTGCTACACTGATTTCGGACTTCTTGACGAAGGCAATCTTCTTGTTCGTCATGTGTTCTTCGAGGATGGGAAACTTACTTTTCGGAAAGGACATTCCAGCAAGATCGATGGCAAGATCACCCCAATACCAGTGATTCTTGACTATACCGCCGGAATAACCGACCATATCCAACTGAGGGTTTGTTTTTTCGCCGTCAGTTTCAGTAAACTTGACAGCCGCATGACATCCTTCGTCAACCAACTGCATAGCACCAACTGAAATTTTGACTGTTTTCTTGTCCATTTGTGCCTCCCTTAGTATATATACCATTTATAGGGAATATAAATCAATGTCAAGATTTATTTTTCCCGGAACATGCTAGGAATAAAAATAATTATTCTGCTTTTTTATCGGATCTTCTTTTTAACTTTGGTTTCTTGACGGGCGTTGCATCAGAGTTTTTATCTTCCCCTGGCTTATCTTTATTCTTCTTTACATCCTGCCCTTCTATTGCGGCCTGATCTACTGAAAGAGCTAACTCGGGATAACGTTCCTGTTCTGTAGCATGTTTGAGGCGCAGTTTGCGGTAGTTTGCAAAGCCCATTTTCTTTGCAATTTCCTCGTTTGGTATGCCAAGAACTTCAAACGTTGATCCATGCTTAACACCCAAGAAAGCTCTTGCTTTCGCTTCGGCATCGTTTACCTCAGATGTCGGGAAAGCAATATCGATCAGAAACTCAGGGCGCCTTTTGATATTCTTAAATATCGGTTCACCATCCTTGAAGTCAACAGCTTCCCTTTTATCAAACACTGCGGGAAATCCTGATAGCATGGTCTTGAGGAAGAATATACTACCCCAGAAATCATGGCGTAAAAACCGCTCAAAATAGGCTGTTTCATCCATAATTCGATCTGCCATAGGTCCCCGTGATGCCTTCACAGACCCGAAAGTACCCTTGGATTGCCCTGTAGTGACGTCCTCAGGCTCGTTCAACCCCGCTGTTATCATGTGCAATATGTCCGTATCTGTTTCAGAAATAGACGGTAATGAGGGGTTTTCACATGTTAATTTCATACCTGGAGGCATAACAAGCATCCCACCAGGAGTCTTTTTCGCCATAATACCTGTTTTTCTGCGTTCTTCATCTGACAAAGCAAGCCAAGTGCGGAACGTTTTAGGATCATCCATAGTAACAACCCACAGATAAGAACCAGCTGACTTCTTATGATCTATTTCGTATTTTTTGAGGTTTTCATAATGATTTAACCATTCAAGAATGGTTCTGAGGTGGGAAACATTACGCTTGGTCATGAATGATTTGTCCCAGGAGACGATAAAACGATTGAAACCACCCACTTTCTTAAACCGCGCCTTACTTGAACGGCTACCTTTAAGCAGATCGTCCTGAAAAGTACCAGACTCTTTTGCTACCTTTATAAGATCAGGATAACGAGCAATAAAGATTGATGGTACGAGAACAGAGCCACCACCGGCCTTTTTTACATAGTAAAACAATGGCATAGTCGATTTATTGGGATGATAAATCACACCATCTTCGCCACCCCCACTTATATCACTGGGGTCGATGAAGTCAGTCTCAATGAAACCATCATCATGGACAGTCAGTGCGAGGAAGAGTTCACCCTCAATAACGGAACGTCCTACATATTTGGGCCAGAACAAATATAACCTGTTTCTGGGGTCAAACTCTAATTCTTCTATGAGATCCTGAATCTTCGTTATCTCACAGCTGGTTTCAAAACCAAAACCAGTAAGTCTGCCGACCTGACCTTTTACTGCCGTGCTGATCTGGGGATTCTTGTTGAATTTATCCCAGCAAGCCTGTTGAAGTCTTTCACGAAGGGTACCATCTGTTGCGGAGAAGCCACCGAAACCATCAGCATCTTTCTGTGGCATATCTGCTGGATTTACTTCGTCAACTTGCCAAGGCATTGCGAATCTCAACCCCGCAAGGTCCTCGTCAGCTATTGTAGCAAGTGCGGCAACTGCTTTCTCATGCTTGGATTCCCTATCTGCTTTCAAGGCATCAACTCTCCGTATCATGGTCGCCTCCGTTATTGATTTTCGTAAAAGCTACACGGTTTGGGAAAACTTTACAAGATAATTCTTTTGGCACACAAAAGCGAGTAGATCATGCACAATGCCTGATAAACCCGCTCTCAAATAAGCCCGGTATGACGTTACCGTATGTCAGTTCGATAAAGTGCTTGTGTCAATCTTTGATTAGACGGTCCCTGTTGCGTACAAACGTTCCAAAGTAAAGTTCTCGGTTGCGTTCCTTGAAATCATCAACCTTCAAATCTCTACCACCATACACAGCCCACCCTTTTGCGAACATACAGTCGTCCTGTACGCCATATTTTTCCATCTTCTCAGGAGAACCAAACCAATGTTTTTCATCATCGTGAAAGAATACGGTGGCTTCTTCCTTGAATATGTCAGAACCCTTACTTCCCCACACTACGAGGGGAGGAGTCTTATATCTACCCGTACTGATCGCCCCATGCAATTCTGAAAATGCGGCTTTCTGCTTATCGTATGATGGGTGTATAGGTTCAAAGCGAATTCCTTGTTCCTCACACCATAACGCCATATCCCAGATACCCCAACGCTCACCACAGATCGCATCAACACCATCAAGTGTCTCATGCGCCTCAAGAATGACATCTTTTATGCCTTCAAGCAAACTATCAGCCACGTGTGCTGTGTTGACCGATATGTACATGTATTGTGGGTTACCGTTATCTGCTAAATGGGGATTAGAACGACTACCAGGAAGACCTTTCAGTGTGACCTCAACAATAGTTCTCGCGGCTGTTCTGTCCTTTTTGAGTGGGTCAGCACGGTCAAGACCGACAAGAAGTGCCCAGTTTGTATCATACAGATCGGACAAAGCATCCACATCAGATAGGGTAGCTTGTCTTGGCATACCAAATTGATCGCGGAGTTTGTAAATATTCTCTATGGAATATAGCTTATCGTTGAGTTGGTTAATTTCCGTAAGTTCATCATTGAAGGTAGATGGGATATTCTTCCTTGTCATTTCCTCAATAGTGGTCGTCAATTCCACTTTACGCTTAATGACTTCCATTATACTACTCATAGGTGCTACCTTACCATTTACCCCTATGATGTTTGTTGCCTCGATCATTTCCTGTGTGAATACCTGTTGTGCATTACTGCCCCACACATTCATGAAGTACATTTCAAAGTCACCAAGAGGGAACTTGGCTTTATAGTCGTCCAGCTGTTGCTGGTCCATGTTCGGGTTCCAGTAATCTTCCACTTGTGCTTTCGGTGAACACCTGTAGGAGAAGAATAGTGACTTGGTCGCCCGCGTGATAAAAGCCTGGTACATCTTATAGAGAACGTGGGTTTTTGCTGATACGGTGGAGTCGATTACACCGAGTGCGTTAGGAATGTTACGAATGGAACCATCAAGCTGGGTAAAGAACTTTGGATTTTTCATGTCGAACATTTCGGAAAACGTGTATCCCGTGATGTTTGACACGATACCAGAGAATGATGATATTGCGCGGAGTACAGAAGAAACGTTACCAGCTTCATCACGGAGGCGTATTTCTTTCTCTTGGATATTTCGCTCACCAACAGTCTCCAACAATTGAGGTGAGTTAAGAATGATGTCCCGTATAACATCGTAGTGAACGAACTTGGTTTGCTCCTTACTATTCGCCCCGAGGACAATGTTCTGCTTGGGCCAGTTCATAAACTTCCAGCACTGAATCAAACAGGCGAGAAGTGATTTACCTTCACCACGCATCCATGATAGAATGATAAGCTTGTAAATGAATCGACCGGCAACTTGACGTAGTGCTTTGCGTACCTCTTCTTTTTGCATTTCCCATATGTAGTTATATGATTTACCTGATCGAGGATGTATATCGCTGTTCAGGTCTTTGATAGCTGTCCATACGGGAATGTCAGAACCCTCGGGATAGATAGGTATGAATACCTTATCTTCACACCACTTGATAAAGCCCTCAGGGCCGTCACGATAATCAATTGGTTCATAGATCACATACGGGGGAAGCTTATCGGGGTCACAAGTGGAGAAGTCATAAATCTCAGGCAAGATGTTTTCTAAAGGTTGGGTATCATCGTACTCTTCCTCTTCCACAATGCTTGTATCTTCGACAAGCTTGAATTCTTCTGGCAATGGTTCTGGTTCTACCACGAGTGGTTTGCGCCTCACAAGCATGTTGTCTCCCTCAGGGCGTGGAACGCCTAGTTATGTAATAACTACCTTTCTTTATAGTCTTTCTTTCTTTTAAAGGCCCTGTCACAATGGGCACTACTAGCCCTGTCAGGAGTGACAGCACTGATTTTTATTGTGAAATATGGCTCCAATAGTGTTCAGGGCTTTGCATATCATTTCAGGTAATATCATTTTTACATCGGAGCGACCAATAGCGTAACATCAAACCTCTTGCAATGAAATCTTTGCCTTTATCTTTCATCTTGGTTGCATGTCGTCTAGGCGCCTGCTTGATGATCTTCATTACGGTAGTAGCCTTCACCACAGTATTGTAACCTGTTCTGTGTCTGACATTCAGTTTCGCTGGAATCAAATGAATCAATCCCGCATACTTAGGTACATCTGCTTCATCGATAATTCCAGGCATACACACATACCAAAAATAGTTGGGACCACCCGTTGCTGATTTCAAAATCCTGTGTTTATTCTTTTTATTGGCATCGGCTCGAAAGTCCGCCCTACTTATTTTGATTTCATATTCATGGCAGAAGTCGGAGCCTGTTACTGCTATCAAATCGGATTCCCAGAACCACAATGATGTGTTGGGAATCACAAGTTTCATGGAATGATTGCGTTGGATTTCTAACCACAGAATATCCTGCAAAGAGTTTTCTCTTACTGATACTTCGGGTTCTATTACATCCACTCGCCTTCGTAGAATAGCCATTATCGGATTAAATTCCTCTTGTTGTCTGCGTTCTTTGATATTTCAGTATAGTGGTTAGGATCACCGAAGCCTGTCTTGCCTGTGTTCTTATCACCAGGCACTGCTGGCAAAGAGGGATTAGGTACGGAGATGAATCCCATATCCTTCCATATTGTCGTAATCGTTTTCATGGTTTCTCGCATTTCCTTATAGATAGGATGTATGCGGGTCACACCTTTGGCATCTTGATATGCCAGCTTTATCACGGATTTCTCCACAATCTTCTGGCGACACAATTGTGAGTACAAAGGTACAAGGTGCATACCTATTCGGAACAAATCAGCCTGGTCGATATACCGATAGGTCTGCAAGATCGTATCGGTAAACGCCTGTATGTACTCTCGTTGCAAGGAGCATAAGCCTTCACTGCTTTTCATTGCATAAGTGCATCGATGTCCTATGGGACAGTCCTCAGGCACGCAGTCCTGTATACAATCCCATGCGACCAGTTGCATACCCTCACGAACTTCACCTTTCTGCAAGGATTGATCACCTATTACGATGTTTGGTTTGTTATCATCCATGGTATGTGCCTCCACGTAGTGTTTTTGTTTCAATAAACGTATCAATACGGGATTAATTATGCAAGATATAGTTTTAGGAGGCGCTTTTCGGCTTATTTTCCAGCACTATTTTGACGTAACCGATATATATTCGGGGGGCAGGACATACACATTCCGTGTTCAGATACCCGATTTTGATACACTATATGGAGAATCTATTCGCCGTTTTGATTTAGGAACTAAACTAGAAGCGCCGCTTCTGACCAGGAGTTCCCGTAATAGGAATTTTGGGAAAAAAATTATGGACAGGTCATGTACAGATCGCATGAATTTTGCGTTTTGAGATAGAGGGAGGGGGGTTAACTACTTGAAATCATTACATTTTTTCTGCACTCTAAATAAAAATGAATTATTTTGACACTTTTTTCATGCATAAAATGTCTGTTTGTCTGTTTGTCGCGTGAAATCACGTGATGCATGATACATAAAATCGATTTTAAGCTATCAAACAAGCGTTTTCAGACGTTCAAAGCGTTTATCTGATACGTGATAAGCATAACACGTCAAAACGCTTTAAACACGCTTATATTGCGTTAGAATACAATATCACTTTTATATAAAAATAATATTGATATGATATAAAAAATGTTGACATAAGAAAATAAAAGAGTATATTTGATTTACATAGTGTGAATAAAACACAAGCGCAACGCTCGAAAGAGTAATGTCTTTTCATTAAGAATCGCTTGTCACACGTAGACAAAACAAGACAAGTTTTGTCGTTTACATGTTTGATGCGTGACATGAAAAACAAAGCGCACACTAAACAGTTACAGAAAGTGAGATTACAAAATGAAAAAAGCAATCAAAGCAAACAACGTTGTAGCTACTGTCAAGACTGTATCTGCTAAACAGCTTGCACAAGCGCACAATCAAGCAATCGCAGAAAACGCGATTTACAACGCACACGTGCAAGCAATCGCAGAAAACGCGATTTACAACGCACACACTGAAGCATTGCAGATACAGATTGATATGTATCTTGCACAATTCAGCAACAAAGAGCGCAACGCACACAAACGTGCTAACAATTCAAACAGAACTATGTCAACGTTTTGTAAATCGCTGAAAACGACTTCACAAGCGTTTAAAATCGATGAAGCTCTAACAGAGTTTCACACGATGAAAGAGCTGTTAAAGCTTGATACGCTTGTTGATGCAAATTGCAGTGAGTCGCGTATCAAATCACACATCAGTTTCTTACAGCACAATTTTAAACACGTATGCAAGTACGTGACAGAAACGAAAGACAAGAAAGTTTTCTTTCGTTTTGAGTTGATCTAACGAAACGCGACACATTCAAAACATCGAATGTGTCGCGCTTTTTTTATCACTTACAATTCTAATGAGAAAGGTAGGATATATGTACAGGAACAAGGCGGCACGGCGAAACAAGAGGGGTAAGGCTACTACTGGTATATACGCAGGCGTGGTATCACCCCTACTGGCATTGGTATTCTCGGTACTCTTTGTCTACTATATACTCGGCTAACACTATGCGGTACAGGCGCCCTGCTTCGGTAGGGCGCCTTTCCTATGCCTGCTACACCACACAGCCAGGGACACTCCTGGTGATCAGGCTCTTTATATCAGCACCGCACTCCCAGGGACATCCCTGTATGCATATAGGTACGCCTGTGCGGTACTGCCCTGTGACATCCCTGGCTGTAGGTGCTTGCCTGTACGCCTGCTCACCAGGGAGAAGCCTCAATAAGTTTCTTTTATTCCTGCTTTATTTAGTTGCGACCTTCTTCTATCCACGTTACTGTATATCATAAGCTGTTCAATTCTGTAGGAGAAAGGATTTACTATGTCTATCAATTTTACTGCAAAGGTTTCGGTAGGTGTTTCTTACTTGGATCAAGACGACACCTGGACTGAACCATTCAATCAGTTTACATCAGAACTTGACCTCGGTAATTTCCGTGCGTTGCGTTCTATCTGCCCCGTGGTTGATGGATACATCGAAGATTGTGGTCAGATCATCCTCAATGGTGAAACCGCCCGTGAGTGGTTGAGAAAAGCCGCCCCGAACGCTGGTGTACAAGTTGATTGGGCTCTCGGTTATCTCCACCCAATTGTAGATCACGTTGCCATCTGTAACCAGCACGATCAGGAGCAACCGACTTCATCCACAAAGTCAAGTGTCACTGTCGAAGTAACCTGGGGATAACATCATTCTACTTATGGTCACTGTTGTTTGGTGACCATTTGTTTGTCTCCACGTCACCAGGAAACTCCCTGGCTTCACTGTTGATATACGCTCGGTAACCGTTTTGAAATGACGATGCATATACTTTGTTGCGTTCTCAAAACAAACGCTTGGTACGCAAAGGCAGAATGCTAGAAATGTATGGAATATTCGCTGTTTGATCTGCATCTGGCCGTTCTTCAAAGCAGTACAGCCAGGGAGAAGCCTCAATAATTATTTTTAAGACCATGTATTTTGTTCTTGATGGTCATTTCAACCATGTTATGCTCTTATCATAGAAAGTAAATACAGTATGAGAAAGGATTAGGATATGAGTTTATTTGCGAGTTTGCCTACCAACGTTAAGAATGACATTGCCAACCTCAAGTTCGACTGCAATGCCGATGAACTCGGTGAACTGTACCTCAAAGAGTTGTCCTTCTACTCCGCCGATGAACTGTTCGACATGTTCCTCACTTACAATGGGATAATCGGTTACTCTTACGTTATTCACCAGGCCCATGAGGCCTGCTATAAAAAGGAGGTGTAACATGAAAACTCTGTAAACACATCGGGGTGGAGAAATCCACCCCATCTTAATGGACTGAAATCTTCCAGGGATAAGCCTCTGATGTCAGAGGATAGCCAGGGATAAGCCTCAATAGCCAATGGAGTTATCCAGTGATGTCCCTGGCCAGCCGTGTATAGCCAAGGATATCTATTTTCATTATCCTACTACAATTTGTTGCAACCAATATCTATCCGCGCTACTATAAATCATAGCAGTTCAATTCAGTTGTTGAAAGGATTCCAAGATGAGTGTTTGGAGAACAAGCAAAGAGTTTGGTTTTACGTTGGAATTAAATAGTAATCGTAAGCACATGGAACTCGTTTCTGATAAGGAAATGGATATTGAACTGCTGGATAAAATCCGAGCAACAATCGAAAAACACATGGGAGGAAAATAACATGTTCAAACTATTTGTGTTGAAAGAGGGATACAACTATTCGGATATCATAACATTTATATCAGAAGGTATCCATCACGCGTCTGATCGTTTCACTGTCAAGGTTATGTTTATGGTAGATGAACAGAACGATGTGGTTGAAATGAACGTGTTCAATGCGGAAACCATTGAACAACTCATAATACAAACAGTGGATTACTTTCTGAAGGATTACGCTGAATGCATTGCAGAAGGTGGAGACATGTTGGCAACCATGTCAATTGAATTTACAGAATAATATATAATGGAGTCGGAAACGGCTCCATTTTCATTGAAGCAGTTTCGCCAGGGATTCTCCTGGCCATCTGTTCTCTACTACTGTCTAAACTATAATGGCCAGGGATGCTCCTGGTGAGTGGTTCTATATTCCATCTTGTAGTTTCCAACCCCGCGCCATAGCCATCCCTACTCCACACGGCAGTGGGAAGGACATGGCGTTCGGCAATCAGCATTCTCCATTGATGAAATAGTATTATCCAATGGTGATACCGAAGTCATAGCCTACTCTACCACGTGTTTATTCTTGAATCGAATAGATAGATAAGCATACAATATTGATGAACGCCCACGTGAAATGCCAACGCCGTCTAGCCAGGGATGTCACAGGCTTATGCCATATAATAAACGGGATATCCATATGTTATTGAGGCTTGTCCCTGGTATCCATTCGCCAATCCCTACCCATAGCCAAACCTACTCCATGTGGGACTGGCGAGGAGTAGGGATTTCGCATATACGGGACGGGATAGGCCCTACTACGGCGGACGTGAACACCTGTTTCCGCACCTACGGTGCCAGGGACATGCCTATTATATGACTAGCCATCACTTGCCCTTCTACTCTATTTACTACTAATCTATTCACTACTAGGCTAGGCAATGGACTCTGATCTTTCTCTTTTGTTGCGTATTTTCCTCACCTACTCCTGCTTTGAGTATCTGGGATTACTTAGAAATGGAAACTAGCCACGGAAATATATTTTACTAGGTTTAAACTCCTTGCTTTGTAGGTAATTTATCCATGCTATACTTTAACAATAGAGGTTATAATTTAAATACCGAGGAGAACGACACCATGCCCAGCTACTTTGATTCTTGTGACCAACTCCGCAATGCCTGCTTGAATGCTCACCGTACCGATCTTGCTGACCTGGCTGAAATGTTATTCATTTGTCAATGTTATACGGCACCGTTCCTTATCTTGCAGGCAATGGATAGCTTTATTCGCCGTGATGAAACTCTCCACCCTGACCATGTAGAATCCATTACTGATGATCTGGTTACCATCCGTACTGTTCTTATGGACATCAAATTAGGTGCATTTGAGTTAGGTTGGTAGGATAAAATAATTACATCGGATTAGTAAACCGATATTTAATTGATTGCACCTTTATTTATCCGTGATATTATACTTATATAGAAGATCAAGACAGTATTTGAAAGGGAGGTTACCATGACCAACGCAGATGAGTTTAAAGAGTGTTTCGATACATACGGTTTCCGAGAAGCAAAGTGGATAATGGAAGACTACATGACGGAATTTATCCATGGTACGATGGAGATTATCGTTGATTTCATTGATGGCTCCACGTTCCGCTACCACATCTAACCACAGTTACAGAAAGGAGAAAGCCATGGCATCACCACTCTACCGCAAATTTCAGCATGTTCCCTACCGTTATGTTCTGATCGACAATGACCATGATGCACACCACAAATGCAACAGTAATGCCGAGGCATGCGAGAGCGCCAAGAGCTTGTCTATTTCGCTTGCCACCACTATCCACATCTTCAATGTTGACAACGATGAAATATTCGGATCATACACCAAAGGAGTATAGCCGATGCCTGATTCCATTGATATGATTATAGAAAGATTCCACGATGATGATTTTCCCGAACCCATAGGACTGAATGACTATGGTCAACCAGTTGATAAATGGTATCTCCGAAGTGGGACACCTGGCCCTGACGGACGACCACAACGCAATCACCGCAAGACCAAAATACAGAAACTATCCAGGAAGAGGAACCGCAAATGAATAACGTAATGATTCAATTCCACGACAAACTCGTGGCGGGGTTTAGTTTAAAGACTCAAAGAGTGTACACCACACGTGATACCAAGAAAGCCAAAGCGTTTACCGCAGTGACGGCCAATAAATTCATACAACAACACTTTCACAGTGAAGATATGGCAGACATCATTATCCATGTAAGAGTGCGTGGGAAGGAATTCAACCCACTAGGCTTACGTCCGAAACAATCCATAGGTCATAAAGAAGGATGCAACGAACCTAAATGCAGAGGCAATTGCGATAAATACCTGGAAAAATAAATTTGATCTGATCGTTATTTTCTTGCTTGGTCTTGTATCCGTGTTATTTTGTTTGTAAGTAACTTAACAAAGTAAGGAGATCCAAGACATGAAAGATCACAAAGCCTGGTGCGATTGTAAACGATGTACCGAAGCAAAGAAACAAGCAAGTGCCGGCAAGAAGGGACGATTTCTACCCAAGCACGTTTTGAACGGTATCATAGAGAAAAAAGCCAGGGAAGAAGAATCCATGTTGTCACAAGGAAAAGCTTTAATCGAATGTCCCAACTGCCACCACAAAACATATATGAAGATTGGTCCCGTAATGAAATGTGGTTGTTGCATGTACGAAATAAAATAGGAGGTTGATATGAATGAGATTGGATTCACCGGCACGCAAGATGGAATGACCGAAGCACAGAAAAAGGTGGTCATTGAAACCGTCAGCAAGATCACATCGATAACCGTACACCATGGAGACTGTATTGGTGCAGACAGTGACTTCCATGATATTTGTTTGGCAATGGACAAATACATCAAAATTCACCCACCCATCAATAACGGCAAAAGGGCATTCAAAGATGGTCACTTTACATATCCCACCAAAGATTATCTGCCGAGAAATAAGGATATTGTGAACGAATCAACCATGCTCATTGCTACACCATCAGGTCCTGAAAAGCTTCGATCAGGCACGTGGTCAACAGTTCGGTATGCAAAGAAACAGGGAAAGCTTGTGATGGTTATTTATCCCGATGGTCATGTCGAGGTATTCAAAGCACAAAGGAGTCTCCTGTGAAAATCACATCCTCTGTAACAACGAAGTCTGCTTCCGATATAATCATGTCGGGCAAAGAACAATTCAGGATAGAAGGTAGCCTTCTGTCTCCCTTGAAATGTGCTGAAATCATTGCCAAATGCCAGGGACTATCCAAGCATTGGCACTGTCTGGAAAAGGCAATGATTGTCAGACAAGTCCTAAACACCGGATGTGTCGTGATAGGCAGTTGTCACCTTTGGAGTGCCGACATGAAATCTAATTATGGCTATATGTTTAAACCACCTTTTGAATTCCATGCGTGGCTCCAAACTCCCCAGGGCATAATCGATGTAGCTCTACCAGGTGCCATAGAAAAAGGACTGACCACATTTGATGATGTTGGACCATACCTGATAGGCAGGGAGCCATTCATTTTAGCAGGCCCACCGCTTGATTGGATGGAGTACATGCCCGTTCAAATAGTCGGATAAAAATCTTTCACAGGATGAATTATTTTCTTGAACCGTATAAGCATCCAAGTTATTGTATATTTACAAAGCAGTTCAATTCAGTAAACGGAAGGAGTTCACAATGGTAATCGACAACACGGAAAAAACCAGCATGATTGACAAGATCATGAAATTGCTGGAACTGGGCAAGGACGAGCGCGGTCATGAGGGTGAAAGAAATAGCGCGAACGATATGGCGGCGAGGCTGATGGCAAAACATGCTATCGACTTCACGGATCTCCGTTCATCAAAGCCGAAGAGTTGTGTTTTTGAAAAGCAGGTAATCGACCCGATGGATGAAGTGTTCTGTCAGTGGGAAGCGGTTCTCGCTGATGGTATCGCCAGAGCTTTCGACTGTAAAGCAGTTCATTCCCGTCACCCCGTCTGGACGATCAATTTTCTCGGTACAAAGACTGACCTGGAAATCGTCATTTTCTTCTATCGTCATTTGCGCAGGACTGTCGGTCGCAAGGCAGAACTCGGTTACAAGGGCAAGCGCGATCAGGAAACATACGCACACGGTATGGTCGCAACAATCAATTCCCGCCTGGATGACTTGTACAAACGCCGTGAACAAGTGATGGAGTCTGATTGCCGCGCCCTGATAATCGTCAAGAAGGATGACCTCAAACTGTTCATTAAAGATCAGTTCCCAGCCTTGAGCAAGATCAGACCCCAGAAACTGTCAAACGGAGCGGCTTATGCCCACGGTAAAGCAGATGGTCAAAACGTTGGTCTCGCAAGACCCATATCTGGCGGGGCTGGCGAAAAGATGCGTACAATACGCGGTCACTGATTCACACGGGGATGGGTAACACCATCCCCAAACTTATAACATCGGAGAAGTAGATGAAAACCATTATGCATGTAGCAAAGAAGCACGGTCTAGGTGTCAAACAATCAGCCACAGGTGTAACAATCGTGCAGTTTCCTAAAGTGAATGATATGACACCGATCCTCGTAACAGCAGACAATTTCAGCTGGTGTCCCGAAGCAATGACCGGAGACAAAATGCGCTGGGAAGGTAAACGATGTCTGAATGCCAATGAGCTTGAACAGGAAATCCGTGCCATGTACCATGGTTTGATGTTGCTGGACCCGAGTAAAATGATACAGGTTGCCCACGATCTGTGTACAGAAACTCTCGGAAAAAAATCTTCATAAGGACGAATTATTTTCTTGCATGGTAATACATCCTTGTTATAGTCAATACATAGAAAGTGATAAACACTTTCGACTCTCTTCGGAGAGAAATCAAAGACCTGGAGGTCTACCATGTCCCGTCGCAAAGCAGAAGAAACCCCGAAGCCCGAAGCAAAAGCAGTTGTCCCCGTAGCCGAAAAAGGCAACGCAGAAACCCCGGCTGATGCAACATAGGATGCACCGGCAGAT